AAGTGTTGTTACTGAATTTTAAATATCCGTAACGCACATTTACAATGTTATCAGTTATGCCAAGTGCTGTAAGTGGCGTACCGGTGTTATTAGCTAACAAGATTACGCCGCCGGCTGTATGTGTTAGTGTCATATAACCACTGGCATCAACAACACATGTCAAATAAGGAATACTCTTAGAATTAATAGATGATGCAACGTCATTAATTGTCCAGCCAGAACCAAATGTAATTAAATTAGGAGTAGGTCCTGTTGAACTACCTGGTGTGCTTGTCCCAATTACAAATGAATTGTTGTTTGTAAGAGTTGGATCAGCTACAGTTGTCTTTACAACTGTAGTTCCTGTTGCATATCTTTGATAAATTTGATAATTTACAGTACCAGCTGCTAAAACATCATATTGTGTATATAGACTATTCTTTGCAATGCCTAATCCGCCTTTAGTTGGATCTAATCCAGCATTAGCTTCTATATCATTGCTGTATAACAAGCTTGGAACTAGATCCCAAGCATCTGTTACTGCGTTTCTTCGATAGGTTGCGATGTTAGCGCCATAATTGAAATTAGTTGTCTTGATCCAAATACTGCCAGAGGGTCTTGGTTCTGAATTAATTGTCTTCCAAGCTGGAATATTACTATGCTTACTAAATTGTAACTCTGGACAATTATAAGAGCTAGCTGCTGCAATTCCTAACTTAGTTAGGATAGTTCCTGACCCAACGTTAGAAATTGCAATCTTTCCATCAATTACAGAGCCATTGCTCATTGATCCCATAGAGCCGTCATTAGTAATATAAGCAAAAAGTGACAATTTATTTTCTACTAATGCAGCAGTAACACCAGGGATTGATGCAAGATTAATATCATTTACTAAACCAATTGCAGTGTCACTAGTTGCAGTAACAGTGATATTGTTAATCTTGATTTGATTATTAACTGTGATTCCATTTACTCCTGGAGTAATAACATTACTTGCAACAATAGTTGGAACATGTTGTTGCCATGTATAACTACCTACTTGATACCATTGGTTGTTGTAAGCTTTATAATATAATGGATTCATATCATTTTCATAACCTATAACAGTATAATCACCAATATTACCATAAGATGACTTTGGAGTTCCTTGCCCAGTTATATGGTCAGCAGTGTATAGAAAAGATGGTTTCTTTTGAACAAATTTTTGATTGTAGGCATCCCATTCAAAAACACCCCATGATGTAATTGAACTGTCTAACCAAAGAGTACCACCATCAGCAGTTGTGTAAGGACGAGTTTCACTTGCTTCAAGCTGGGTTAAATCAACATCGGCACGCATTACATATGCACTGTTAATTGTACTCAGTACATGATGTGCTGCATACAATCCATATTCGCAAAGTTCGTCGCCGTATTTTCTTGCTCCGCTGGCATCAGTTGGAAATATTGGTAAACCAAATTTACTTACAAGGTCTCTTTGGTCACTGATATTGTAAACTTTACCTGCATTTTCCATTGTGGTACCTGAAGCAATAGTACCTGAACTATTTGTTTTATCTTGAGCTGTTGCCATCAAAATAAATGGCACTGTGCCTACAGCAGTGGGAGCGTAATTGCTCTCATCAATGACTGTAACTTGCACGCCTGGTGAAACTAAACTGTTTGCCATATTATGATATCCTTTAGTAGGTTATCAATATTTAGCGGATATAGATAAAACCAGGGTGTTTAGCAGAATTATCTTATGATATTATTGATGACACTGCCACTTTTAAATCATTGATTGAACTATTGTTAATAATGACATGATTGCGCTTAGTTAAGCGCCAATCCCATTCACTTTTGTGAATTTCAGGATGATATATTTCCATATGACGTTTCAAATCATCATATTCTGAAAAATCTAAACTATACCAATTTGGCATTGGCGGACGTTGTATTTCCCATATCTGTCCACGATTGGCTAAGATTACAGCAACTTCATTTTGAAATCTTACATCACTGATTACATAATTTTTACTTGGGTCATTTAGTTTTTTCATCAAACTGTGAACCCAAATATTCTTATGAAAATGCTCACGCATGACATCGGTGCCGATATGCTGTAACACCCAACGAGGCGTTACAGCATGTTGCATAACATCTGACCAGTATTGATCTACTTGTTCTCTCCAGATACGACTTTCTTCAGTATCGCCTTGCAAGAGTTCTCTATCCCAGCCAAATATAGCTGCCACAGCATCTTTAAGACTGTCAGCAAACGAGACTTTAACAAAGCCATAATCCTCAACAAGAATATTTGCAACTGTACTCTTACCCGATGCAATTAGACCAATAATGCCAACTATCATGTTTTACGGTTGATACCTTCTCTTAGTATCTTTGCAATGTTCTCATGTCTAAAAGCATCTTCAATGGTGCTGTTATTCTTTAGAAGATTGCATCGACTACAGATAATCCAAAGATTGGAAATGTGATGAATCTGCTCTTCAGTCCATCCTAGCTTCTTTGCTTCAGCTTGAGGGAAAATGTGATCACAGCTAGGCTTATTGATATCCTTCTTACCGTGATTATTTTTACCTACACCGTAATCCAACGGACTATGACAATTTTGACAAGTTTCATTACAGAGATTTAAAAACTCCTCAGGATCAGCTTTCCACTTTGGAGCACTCTTGTAAGCCCAAGGGATCCGAAGATCCCTTGTCTGTATTACACGACGAAATATGTCACGACTGTGATAAGTTCCATCTAGGTATTTTGGATATAAATTATACGAGTTCATCGTCTGATTCCTCATCTTCATCAATATCATTAAGTACAGTGTTATCTAACATAATGTTAATGAAGATATCAAACGGCTTGCTTAACTTAAAGTCTGGATTTACTTGTTGATAAATGCAAATGAACCCAGAAGCATGTTTCTCTCGGGCACCCATACCTCTGTAATTAGTTGGATAAGCTTTAGCAAACTCATCGTCAATATAAGACCTTAGGCTTTTTGCTGAAGCAAAATAATTACTACACTCCATAACAATATCTGCAAGGAGTTCTTCAGTATAGCAATTTTCATATTCCATAAGTTCTTTAAGCTTAAGAAATCCCAATAGGATAGCTTCTTCAATCTTATCTTGAGGCCAACAACGACGCATTGCACCGAGGACTTCTTTAAGATTGTCTAAGCCAAAACTAGCTGCCATATACAACCATGTAATATGAGTAATAGCCCCCGGAGTCTTCTTTTTATATGAAGTAAAGCAGTCTACATCAGTAAGTGCTTTTTCTAAAGCAATTGCTTCAGCATCACCAGTTTGTATTGCAGTTTGATGTATGAAGTACTTGGCCATTGGCTCGCTGTCTGTGTTCAGCGCCAGCAACTGTAAGCTTTCAATATTTTCATCTGTGCTTTCAACATAAAACACAGGAATAAGAGCTTCGGAACCATACTGCATTACATATACAGATCCATGCTGTTGTCCGTCTGAGACATAATATCTATCTTCAACGGGATCCCAACGACACTGCAACGGAGTTACACAATCTAGATTCCACTTACCGTAAACTTTAAGTTGATGCTTGGGTTCTGGAAAACGCTGACGTCCATAATTAACCCAAACTTTTGAAATTGGAACCCAATCAAACTTCAAACGTACTCGTGGATCAAAGGTGTTGTTGTTATTAATGTTCTTTTTAATACGCTTACCAACTGCTTTAGCAACTTCAAGTAGAGGTACTTTACGAGTCTTTTTACCAGCTGACGGGTCAAAAGGCGCCATTGTTAATTCTTGATTCTTACTCATCTTCCAGTTTCCTTTCATCTATGGAAATAACTAAAACTTCATCTCGTTTTAGTATCTGTATAATAGCAATGAAAATGGATTATGTCAAGTGTTATTTTTAGCCGATAACAAACCAAGCTGGAGTTTCACCAGTCATAAATTGGGTGATTTCTTGTTCCAATTTGTCAATTAAAGCTTGGCTATCTTGTAGCAATTGGGTACCATTTAGTTGTGTACCACCTTGTGGGCCAACAATAGTGCTAAACTTACCACGACCCTGTCCCAAAGCTCTCATGCAAAGCGCATAAGTGTATTCACGTATCCAGGGTTGGCCGTAAGTGTCACTTAATATTGTCAGATCTGGTTTGTAGTTTTCTGTCCAAATTAATATGGTTTCTTTGTCGGCACGAGGACGACGCATGATTGTTAATTGTTTTGTAACAGTGTTAAATTGAAAGTTAAGGAATCCACCAAACATCTTAGCAGCTTCTTTAAGGAACATACTGTAGAAAGCATATGTTGCAAGACCACCAACACGACCACTTTGGATCATATAGAAGTTAACAAAGCCTGCTTCAAATGGTTCATACTGGCTTGATGTGCCACTGTTAGCACCAATATTGCGCTTAAAACAGTTGCGAACAGTGATAACTTCTTTTGGAAGAGTGTAGGTATTAGTGTCATGCTGCAATTCAAGAAAACTGTAGCTTTCTTCAACTGAATTGCTACTACGCTGACGATATCTTTGAAGTGCTGCCTTTAAGGCAATTTCATAATGGATTGGATCTAGTTCTACATCAACTAGACCTTCACCTAACATATAACGAACATAATCAAAAATTTCAGTTTTAGATTCAGCTAAAGTAGTCATCACACTATTTATTAGCGTGATGACCTATTATATTACTTGGAAGTTTTCAATAGGACCCAGTCAGCTGATAACCTGCCATTGAGTTCAATTGACACTGCTTTGATATCTTCAATGAAGGTACGCAGCGCAACTTTACCGCTGCTGGAAAATTGCTTCAACTGTTCTTTAGGCTTACGCAGTGTTTTAGCAATTGACTTTTTTGTATCAAAGCCAAGTATTGCACTGCCTTTGATCCCCAACTGACCGGCATCTGTGGCAGCGACATACTTGCCCATTTTGCGTGTTTTAATGTTGTAGACCCAAAGTTCCTTAGCACCCATAATGTCTACTGGATTAATGCTAACAAGATTAAGTTCAGTATTCTGTACACAATACTTGACCTTGCTGACCATCTTTTCCTTAGACGGAGGTTTCTTAACACGGGCTTTACGCACTGCCTTCTTAACAGCACCGTAAGTCTCAAGAGCACTGGTTAGCTTTTCATAGAACTCAGTTAAGTGTTTTAGTTTGGCCTTGTCAACATGACGATATGCTTCCTTCAACTGTTCATCGGCACCCTTAGCCTTAGCAGCAGCAAGCTCTTCCATCCGTGGAGTGAATACTTCAGCAATTTGATTAACGAACTGCTGTGGTACATTATTGTTACGCATCCACGCAACCATGTCAGGCACTTCCTTGCCCTCATACCAATTGTCATACCACTCTTCAATTTCACCAATGATGTCGCTAAACTTTTCACGCATACGATCTTGAATTGTCAGCTTAACAACATTACCAGTGTCCGCAGCTTTCTTAGCAGCTAGACGTTCACGTCCCAGTGTTAGAATTTCTGCATACTTCTTATCAATATATTCTTTAGTTTCCTCACGCAGAGGAGCACCCATCATCAGCATCTTACAGACCTTACCCAGTGTAAAGCCCACACGCCATTCCTCAACTTCATTGAATGCCTGCACATCCTGCTTAGTCCAGTTGCACTTGCTGGTGCCATACTGGCTAACATATTTTACAAGATCGCCGCAGCTATTGTGATAGTTGTAATAGTGAATACCACGCCACCATTCATTACTGATCTTTTCGTCAGTCCAAGATTCGCAGCCTGCCCACTTGGGTTCTGGCCCTGTGTATTTCTCATCAAGAAAACGTGGAGTACGTGGCGCAGACTTCTTTTTTGAAGGCGCTTTAATGATGGATTTTTTGGCAGCGGGTTTTGCTTTTGCTTCAGCCATAGCAGATCTCCTATATGATTAGCATACAGCCTATATAGCCGTTGTCAACTGAAATATATCACACTACTGATTTGTACTTGTTACCCGCTAGTATAGCAAAGGTCAGTTTATCGTCTACTTCTTGGTAGAAGTTTGGACAAAGTCCCAAGAACTTGCCTTCATCAATGAACTTGTAATTTTTACGTTCCTTGCCACGCTGAAGTGAGATAAGTGCTTGTTCAAGAATATGCTCTTTGATTTGCAGAGCCTTACCACTTGCACCCCAGAACACGAACACAGGTGTACCCCATGCTTGTAACTCCTTAGAGTTGTAGTTAAGTGAAAAGTAGCCCCAAACCTTGTTGGAGTTGCCTGACTCACAATGCATCATGCAAAGTAGATATAGGTTTTCCATCTCTTTTACTTAACCCTTAGGTACGCAACGGGTCTTGAGCCTATGTCCCAAATCTCTAGCGGCTTCATCAGCAACGATAGCAGCAGCCTCACAAGCAGCCTTGCTAAAATAATCCTGTTGGGAAACTGTAACGCCATATGCGGCATTAGCAACAGTGATTAGAACATACCAAACCATCACTTGGCCTCCTTGAACCAATTTTCAACTTCACCATAACTTGTATAAGCACCATCGCCCCACTTGAAACCTTCATTCACAATGTCGTGGATAGCCTCAACACACTCGTCATACTCTTTACCGTTGGGCCTACATCCCCAATCGTGAGCACTCTGCTCATCCGAGCCACGCCTAATACCAGCACTGTAGATTTGTTTGATCTGCTCGATAGTAAAAGTGAAGGTCTTATCCGTCATGTTCTTTCTCCGCTTCAATGAAGTCTTCGAAGTAAGCAACCATGTCGCCTAACTGGTCGAAGTATTCTTTGCTGAGTTCAATGTTATCTATTAGTTCCTGCTGTAGCAAATCTGCTTCACGCAGGAGATTAATAACACGTTGTATTTTTGCCAACTTGGTCTGCTTTTCTGTGAGTACCATTAGTAAACTCCTTCGGTCTCAGGCATCCACAAAGAGATGTCGCTGCGAAGTCTCGCAGAACCAATCATCTCAATGCCTGTGCGCTCCTGGTCATCCAGCAAACACTGCGCCCAAGTAACGATAGCATGATCCTTGCGCTCTTTAATAGCACTCATGTAAGCACTATAAGAAATAACGAGATCTTTGATTGTCTGTTCGCTACGGTCAGTCATGTTAATTACCCCAGATAGTGTTATAGTGATGGATGCCAAACGCAAGGATCATTTCCGCTACTAGAGCAAGGAAGGGTCCAAAGAGGATAAACAGGTCAGCAGTAGACATTACTTGCTCCTTGTTAGTTTCATCATATCAATGTGGACGGCGACAGCCTCAGAACTCTGGCTACCGTACAACCACTGATCATTATTGCAGATAGCATACTCTTTAGTGCCGTCATCCTGTGTAACGACGTAGCAACGGATATCTGAAAACCCTTTGCGTTTAGCATAAGTTTCGATAGTGCGACACATATCCGTCTTAGCGTAGTCCATTACGCAACCTCTTTATCACGGAAGTTAACACGGAAACGAAGCATCTTAAGATGGTCGTCGCTGCCGCAGAGTCGAATAGTCTTTACAAGACCACGAAAGTTAGTGTACTTGATATCAATCCAAGGAACTAAGGTACCAGCACTGTTAAGCGCCAAGCACATATTAAAAATCTCACCACGCAGCACACCAGCAGCACTGGTCCAACGCACACGATCACCGATACGCACACCACCAACTCTGGGGTCGCTAATGTTGCTGTCATTGTAAAGCATTAGTGCTCTCCTCATTCCCTATAATACATAATAGCATGGGACAGAGATCTGTCAACCCTTTTTTGGGTGCTTTTCTTTACGGGTATAAGCACCTTTGCCCTTAACTGCTTTCAAAACCCGCTTGCGAAACAAGGGGTTAGCGAGTGCTTTTGCGTATGGATTCTTGCTCATTTTTA